CCAGTAGCTGCCTCTCGCCAAGAAAGATTAGCACAACAAGGAGCAGCTTGGAGGGCGGCGGAAGGTAGAACAGTCGCAACAAATGTAACTACGAGTGGTGTTGTAATACAAGACGGTGCTGGCCGTATTTTATTATCTAGCAAGAAAGGACTGGGATTGGTTGGGTCCGAAATACATCCCAACACTAGTAATTATAATGCCGTTGATCAAGGATTAGTACGAGCCAATGATTCATTAATGCAACAAAAAAGATTAGAAATTATTTCATCCCAGGCGGCGGCTGATCGCAAAGCGGCATTTGATATCGGCAATTCAGCAAGTAAAGAAAATCAAAACACGCATGGTAAATATGGTAATATTACCCGCACTTGGAAACAAATCGGATACTTTACAGATATCGACAGATAGGCAAATAATATGGCAACATCAACAGGTCCAGGCCTTCCGGCGCGCCAGCCGGCCGGCGAACATAATAAATCAGTTAATCCCAATGCTGGTCCATATATAGGAATTGTTAAAGGATATGGCGATGATACCGGCATGGGTCGAATTGCTGTATATATACCTGCTTTAGTTGGCCAACGTTTATCTAGTGAAATTAATCCTGCAAAAAAACATGAATTGATAGAAAATATAGTATTATGCAATCTAGCATTGCCATATTATGGCAGAACAAATGCTCAAGGAGCAACACCAGAGAGTTATGACAATACTACCAAATCATATGGTATGTGGTTCCCAACTCCTGATGTTGACAGCCAAGTATTAGTAATATTTGTCGAGGGAGATAGAGAGAAAGGATATATTATATCTTATATACCAGATGCTTTCATGTTACATATGGTTCCAGGTATTCCTGTAAGTCCTACTTTTCATAAAACTGATAGAACAACTGAAGCAAAATTATTTTCAGCAGCTGGCAAAGGCGCAGTATCTGCTGATAAAGCTGCACAAGTACCAGTAGCAGAGTATAATAAAATTGGACATAAGACATCACAAGCATGGGGCAACATACCACGTCCAGTACACCCATTAATTGACACTCTATTAGAACAAGGGTTACAAGGTGATTATGCAAGAGGACTGTCAACATCCGGTGCTCAACGAGAATCTCCTTCAAACGTATTTGGAATCTCCACACCAGGCCCATTAAATACCGGCGGCCCAGAACAAACCCAAGGGTTGGTTAGTAAAGTTGACGATAGTGGATATAAATGGCCATCGTCACGTAAAACCGGGCACACTTTTATTATGGATGATGGTGACAATAGTGGTGAAAGTCAACTTATACGTTTACGCACTGGAACTGGTCATCAAATATTATTAAATGATACAGATGGTATTATCTATATAGGCAATGCTACAGGTAGTGCCTGGGTTGAGATGACAAACGCAGGACAAATTGATATTTTTAGTAAGCAAGATGTTAGTGTGCATACTGAAGGCAATATGAATTTACTTGCAGATAAAAATGTTCATATACAATCTGGTGAGGATTTGGTTATGCTTGCTGGACACAATTTAAGAGTTGAAACAAATCCAAGTTCAGTAAGTGGTAAGGGACATGCTCATTTCTTTATTAATGGCAATATGAAACAAACTACTACTGGTACATATAATATTAAAACAACAGATTGGTTTAATGTTACTAGTAAAGAGGCAATTAGTGTTACATCATTAGCATGTATATTTCTTAAGAGTGGTGGTGGGAAGGAACATCCAATTAAACTTAATACAGAAGCAGGAAATCCTGCTGAAGAAGCATCTCATATACCATTATACGCAACTCCGTGGGTTACTTTAGAAAGTACTTCTAAAACATTTAAGGTAGATGGCACTTACGAGTATACATCAGCAATGCAACGTGTTCCAATGCATGAACCAGATGAACGTGGCCACCAAACAGCAACGGCACCCGAAGCTGGCACTACTCCACATATTACAGAAAAACCCACAGCTGCTACATATACATAGTTTCTATATAGTAGCATATTATTAAAATAACTAAATATTAATTATGGCGATAAGATATAAAGGGTTTTCAACTCACAATAAAAATTTCTCTAATTCATTTACTTTAAGTGGATTTGAACTTGCAAAACAAGATTTACTAAATCATTTTAACATTCGCAAGGGAGAAAAATTATTTAATCCAACATTTGGATCAATAATCTGGGATTCATTATATGAACCATTAACCGACATACAAGCACAAAATATAGAAGATGATATAAAAGAAATTATATCATATGATCCAAGAATAGAAGCGGAAAGTGTATTGGTTGACCAATATGAAAATGGTATGATGATACAATTAGAATTAAAATATATACCTGATCAAATAGTACAAAATTTATTATTTGACTTTAATACTTCTAATACACAAGCAACACTGAGCACAGCATAATGGCATTAACAACAAGACAAAATACAATATACAAAGCAGAAGATTGGAAGGTATTATATCAATCTTTTATCAATGCTGACTTTGAGAGTTATGATTTTGAGACATTGCGTAAATCAATGATTGATTATCTAAAACAATATTATCCTGAAGATTTTAATGATTTTATTGAGAGTTCAGAATTTGTAGCATTGATTGACCTTATTGCATACATGGGACAAAATATTAGTTACCGAGTAGATTTAAATTCTAGAGAAAACTTTTTATCAACTGCTGAACGTAGAGAAAGTATTTTACGATTAGCTAGGCTAGTAAGTTACAATGCAAAACGTACTACAAATTCATCGGGATATTTAAAACTACAAAGTATTACTACATCAGAAGATGTATACGATTCCAATGGTGAAAATTTAGCAAATAAAGTGATCTCCTGGAATGATATTAATAATATTGACTATACAGAGCAATTTAATTTGTTACTAAATGCGGCGATGGTATCAACACAAAAAATTGGCACACCGAATATGTCAAGCACTATTAATGACATTAAAACTGAACAATACCAACTTAATATACCAGCAGGCACACTCCCAATATATCCATTTGACTCATCAGTTGATAGTATTACAATGAACTTTGAGGTGGTGAATGCCACATTTAAAGGCAAACCATATGTTTATGAAGATGCGCCGAGTAATGTGTCTCCTTTTAGTATGCTTTATAAAAACGACGGAAAGGGCAACGGTAGTAGTAATACCGGATTTTTTGTATATTTTAAAGAAGGATCATTACAAAGTGCTGATTTTACTATAGATGATGCATTACCTAACAGGCAAGTATTAGTTAATACAAGTAATATTACTAATGACGATACTTGGTTATATGAATTAGATGACAATAATGATCTATCTGTATTGTGGACACAAGTTCCGGCATCTAGTGGTAATAATATTATCTATAATAGTTTAGCAAGAGATACCCGCACTTTATACAGTGTTAACTCACGTGAAAATGATCAAATCTCTTATGTATTTGGGGATGGTATCTTTTCTGATATTCCACGAGGGAATTATAGAGGATATTTTAGAAAAGGAAATGGCTTAAATTATACTATTAAAACAGACGATTTACAAAATGTCACACTTATTATTGCATATATTAATAGAAACAATATTAGACATTCCTTAACAATGACTTTAAGTTTAGAAACACTAATAAGTAATTCTGCACAACGAGAAACACTAGATGATATTAGAATAAAAGCACCGCAAAGTTACTACACTCAAAATCGCATGGTAACTGGAGAAGATTATAATATTTTTCCAATTACTACAACTAATGATATTATTAAAGCAAAAGCAACAAACAGAACATCAAGTGGTATTTCTCGGTACTTGGATGTAGTAGACCCAACAGCAAAATATTCTTCAACCAATGTATTTGGTACAGACGGTATATTGTTTAGGGAATTTTTCTCTAATGTATTTGACTTTGAATTTGCCAATGAGATGGATATATTACGAGTAATTCGTGACAAAATAGAACCAGTATTACGTAACGTTGCTAGTAAACATTATTACTTTGACAAATATGACAGAATTACAACTAGTGTAACAACATGGGAACAAAGTACCACAAGTACTAATTCAAGCACGGGATATTTTAAAAATAGTTTAGGAGCATCAGTTCCTATAGGAGCAGCTGCGCCATCGTCAGATAACAGAAAGTATTTGACCGCAAATGCCCTAGTAAAATTTAACGCACCAAGTGGCAAGTATTTTAAATCAGACGGTAGTTTACATACTGGTAGTGTTGGTGATCCGGGCACGTTTGCTAATATTTGGGCAATGATTAAAAGTATAACCGGTGATGGACACAACAGTGGCGCAGGCAATTTAGCAACAGGACTGGGCCCTGTAACAATTAGTGAACTAATTGGTGACGGTGCTGAAGTTGCTGAAATTATTCCGCAGTTTGTAACAGATTTGCCATCCTCTATGGAAACAGCAATGCTAACTAAAATCTTTAATCATGAAGAATTTGGTTTACGTTTTGATGCTACAACAAGAGCGTGGATACTTATACTGGCGGCGGATATGGATATAACTTCTGATTTCTCATTTGCGTATGCTGGTGATACAACTGGATTACGAAAAGATTCAAGCTGGTTAATTAAACTTAAAAGCAACGGAACAACGTATACAACAACATATAGAGGATTAAAGTATAGTATTGAAAGCGACATGGAAACACGTTTTTACTTTGATGATTCCGTTAAAATTTATAATTCACGCACAGCAAAAACAATCACAGATCAAGTTAATATACTTGGTATTAATGCCCGGCCTGATTCCTCTACAGCAATGGATAGAGATCACATTTGGCAAATTTACGGATTGGATACAGAATTTTCAGGCGCAACCAATTCACGCAGAGTACTAGTAACATTTTTGGATAGTGATGCTGATGGCATCCCTGACAACCCAGATCAGTTTACACTAGTTGTCGCCCCATCAGTAAATCCAAATAATAAATTAGTATTTCTTGAAAAATTTACAACTTCAAGTGGAGCAGATCAATTTCAGTTAACAGCCAAAACAGTTAACGTAACATATGCCACAGCAACAGCATTAGCCGCGGCCTCTACAACATTGTTTACTGATAAGGAAGTAATTTACTTAACTACAGATAAAGCATTTAGAGTGTTTAATAAAACTGATAGCACGTTTTTAGTCAGTACAGATTATAAAGAATATACTGGACGTAAAACACTTAAATTTAATTACAAACATAATTCACCATCAGATAGGCGGATTAACCCAGGCCTAAGTAATATTATTGACATGTACGTATTAACAAGAGCATATAGTAATGCCTATACAACATACATTCAAGACAATACAGGTGTTATAATATCACCTGTCACAAGTACTACTAGTGAATTAAGTACACAGTTTAATAATTTATTAGATTATAAAATGTTAAGTGATGAAATTATTTTTCATCCAGTAAAATATAAATCATTATTTGGTAGTAAGTCAGATGCAACATTGCAAGCATCATTTAAAATTGTAAAAAATTCTGCTACTACTATAACAGATACTGAGATTAAAACACAAACAATTAAAGCAATTAATGACTATTTTAATATTAATAATTGGGACTTTGGCGATACTTTTTATTTTACAGAATTATCAGCATATATCCATAATCAATTAACTCCATATATTGCTACTATTTTAATTGTGCCTAAAGGCACTAACCAAAATTTTGGTAGTTTATTTGAAATACAAAGCAACAGTAATGAAATTTTTATTAGTGATGCTAAAGTAGAAGATATAGAAATTATAGATGCTGTAACTGCTTCTAAGATTAGAGCAAGCGGCACAATTGTTACTAGTTAGGAAATATTATGGCCATACGTAAAACTGTAAATTTATTACCACAACAGTTCCAAACTGATGTTAATAAAAAATTCTTAAATGCTACATTAGACCAATTAGTATCACCAGGAACAGTTGATGTAATTAATGGGTTTGTTGGGAGACGGGATGTAGATAACTTTAAAACTACAGATAGTTATGTTGTGGAAATAGACAGCGATAGATTAAATTATCAACTTGAACCAGCAGTTACTATTAAAAAAGAATTATCTGAAACAAAATATGATTTTGCCTCAACATATGTTGATATTGTTAACTCTATTGCAGCCGAAGGTGGTGATAATTATAATCATAACAAATTATTCAGCAATGAATATACAGTGTGGTCACCACCAATTGACTATGATAAAACTATTAACTACACAAAATACTATTGGTTACAATCAGGTCCAGATAGATGTGACATTACAGATCCGATTACTATTAGTGATATTGTAGGGAAGAAAACTTATACATATATATCTTTAGATGGACTTAAAACATTAAAATTTTCAACAGGTCTTAAAGTACGATTTACTGGCACAGTTACGCCGTCAACACAAGCAAACATTGACTATATTGTTGCGGACGTAGGCACCAGTATTAGATTAATTCCGTTAAGTGAATTATATACACCAGAATCAGCCGTATTTACATTAAGTAAAGATTATCTAACCATTAAACGTGGTGCTATAGATGGAAACCAATGGAGTAATAACAACCGTTGGTTCCATGAAGAAATTATTGAAATAACAGCAACTTATAATAAAAGTATTGCTGTACATGATTCAGCAGTAAGAGCAAAACGCCCTATTATAGAATTCGATAATGATCTTAAACTATATGATTATGGCACAAAATTATTAACAACTGTTGATTTAGTTGATGCAACTTTTACTGATGCCTTTACAGAATTAGAAGGCAAACCTGGTGGTTACATTGACGGTGTTGTATTAGCCGCTGGGCAACAAGTTATCTTCACCTCCGACACTGACCCATTAGTTAATGGTCATATATATGACGTACAAATGGTAACCATTGGTGGCAACGAGGTAATACATTTAGAAAAAAACACTATAGTAGCAGACCCTGTTACTGATAATACTATTATTGTTAATCAAGGTGTTGTTAACAAAGGCACACAATGGTATTATAAAAATAGCAAATGGAATAAAGGACAAGTAAAAACTGGATTGAACCAAGCACCATTATTTGACGTATTTGATAAAAACGGAAATAGTTTTTCAACATACGCAAGTAGCACGTTTGCTGGATCAAATATTTTTAGTTATGCGGTAAACAGTGCCGGTATTGCTGACACAGAATTAGGGTTTGCCCTAACATATAAAAACTTCACCAACATTGGTGACATTATTTTTAATGATAATTTAGTTAGAGATAGTTTTTCATATACATCTGATGCCATAGCAGGCACTACAACATCTGTAAGACTTGCTACAGGATTTTTACATAAGAATACGGCCGTAACCACTTATTCCACACTTTCTAATTGGATAAAAGCTCCATTTGAAAGTAGGCAATTAATACAACAAACTATTGTCGTGGGTTCCGAGTACAAAGTGTTTAAGGTAACAACTGTTCCAAGAGCAGAAACTAATGCGAAGAATTTAATTGTTACAGTAAATGGTAAATTAAAAGAAAAAGGTACTGGAAGTACAACAACAAAAGATTATTTTATTACAACAGACATTGGATTCCAATATGTTAACTTTACAAATAATTTAACAGTTGGTGATATTTTAGTTATTAAAGTACATACTGATACTAGTATTGAAAAATTAACTAGTGGTGAATTTTATACAATACCAAATAACTTGAGCAATAATCCTCTCAATAGTATGTTAACCACAACTAATTTTACATTAGGACAAGTTAGGGATCATATTAGCAGTTGTATTGAGAATAGTTTAGAATTTTCTGGCGCAGCTTTGGGTAACAATAATATACGAGATATTGAAAACATTGCATTACTCGGTACCAAAGTCGTTCAAAATACAGGCAGTATGCTTAAGGCAGGTTATATGTTGTCTAATAAACAGTATAATTTTTTTCAAGCACTAGATTATGCTAGTAATGAGTACAACAGATTTAAAAATCAATTCTTAAATCAAGCTGCTAAAATGGAACAATTAACAGATACTTCAAAATATGTTAATAATATTTTACATACAATGTTTTCAGGTAAAAGTAATTCAATGCCATATTATGATAGTGACATGGTGGCGTTTTCAACCGACACAACAACACTATCATATACTGTATTTGATGTTGACAATAAACAATTTGAGCTCAACACAACATATAATGATACAATTCCTGGACAATCCGCAGTATTAGTTTATAAAAATAATGTAATGTTATTAAAGGACCAAGATTATATATTTTCTACTACAACACCGTTTGTAACTTTAACAAGCAATATTATATTAGTAGAGAATGACGTTATTAAAATTGTTGAGTATATAAACACTGGCGGTAATTTTATACCACCAACACCAACTAAATTAGGATTGTATCCTAAATATGTTCCAAGCAAATATTCTGATGATACATATACTGTTGCTATTAACGTAATACAAGGACATGACGGTTCTATTACACCAGCATATAATGACTATAGAGATAATTTATTATTAGAATTAGAGAACCGAATTTATAATAATATAAAAGCAGTTTACGATATAGATTTAATTAAATTAACGGACACCTTCCCGACAAAATATAGACCAACAACATATACATTAGCACAAAATAATAATATTTTAGCAATGCATTTTTCAAAATGGGCAAATCACTTTAATGTTGATTATACCAAAAATACAGTATATGCCGGTACTAATGATTTTACTTGGAATTTTAGTCAAGTAAAAGACAGATTTGGCGGAACGGAAGCATTGCCAGGATATTGGCGCGGCGTTTATAAATATTTTTACGACACAGATCGTCCACATTCACATCCTTGGGAAATGCTTGGCTTTACTATTAAACCAAGTTGGTGGGAAACAACATACGGTCCTGCTCCATACACTGGAGATAACCTAGTGCTGTGGGCAGACTTAGAAGCAGGAAAAATTGTAAGTGGTAGCAGGGCAGGCACGTATGATGAATACAAACGCACCGGCATGGTTGCTAATTATATTCCAACAGATGCTACTGGTAAGTTAAAAACACCACAAGCCATTGGCATACTTGGTCCTATAGATACTGATTTAGCGGCTAATTTTACAATTGGTGATCACGGCCCAGCAGAAACTGCTTGGCGCCGATCCAGTTATTATCCATATGCTGTACAATTATTATTAGCACTAACAAAGCCAGCAAAATATTTTGAATTAATGTTTGATCCGAGTAAGTTATCAACCAGCGCAATAGGACATAAAATTGATAAAATAACAAATTTACCAATTGTACCTAATAGCGTTAAAACCAATTCATATGTTAATACAGACTTATCAGTTGATTATACATTAGGCTATAATAACTGGATAATTGATTATGCAAAGCAGTTAGGTATTAGTACTACAAAATTTAATTGGGAATTAAATCATTTAAATCTTAATCTAGCAGTTAAAATGGCAGGATTTACTGACAAAGACAAATTAAAGATTGTATTAGAACAAATATCTCCATCTAAATCTACAACAGATATTTTTATACCACAAGAAGACTATAATTTACATTTACTGGAAAGTAGTCCTATCGAAAGTGTTAATTATAGTGGTGTTATACTTGAAAAAACAATTAATGGATATAAAATTAATGGATATAACACTAGTCAACCACATTTTAAAATATTGCCAAGTATAGTCACTACTAATAAAAAAATAAATGTGTCTATTGGTGGTTTAGAATCAGCATTTATTGATTATCTCACAGGACAATCATATAAAACAGGTGATGTAATAAAAATTGGTAATGAGTTTTACATGGTAACGGCTGATTTTACAGCATCGGATCTGGAAACAGATAGAGGCAACTATTATAAATTAGACGCGTTACCCAAAACTGGTGGTATTGGTGCGGTACGTTATGATGAATGGGAAACAGAACCAGTATCAATTCCATATGGCAAAGAATATAATTCAATTCAAGAAACATTTGATTTTCTAATTAGTTATGGACGATATTTAGAAAATATAGGGTTTGTGTTTGACAACATAACAAATAGTTTTGGATTAATAGAAGATTGGAATAATACAGCAAATGAGTTTTTATTTTGGACTTTGAGTAATTTTAATGTTGGATCGCTAATATCATTAAGTGCTGGTAGTAATAAAATTAAATTAAATTTAACATCATCACAAATCGATAAATTAGCAAATAATATGTTGCCAACTAATGTATTGAACCAAAATAAGGAACGTATTATAGTAAATGATTTATTTTATAGTCGTATAGATAACGTTTTTGAATTAAGTGCTAGTCCAGAAATTGATGGTATATATTCGGCTCAATTAAATCCAATACAAACAGAACATCTGTTAATTATTGAAAATGAGACTGTATTTAAAGATGTTATTTGGTCACAAATGACTGGCAGTCGACAAAATAGAATTAAACTTATCGGATATAGAACTGAGTTATGGGATGGAACACAACAATTACCAGGATATGTATTATTAGATGATTCTGTAAATGAATGGGATGCGAATACAAGTTACAAAATTGGTGATATAATTAAATATAAAAGTAAATTTTACACAAGTAAAATAACACATAATCCTAATGATTTAATTGAATTAGAAAAATTTGATCATAGTAAATGGAAACAATTAGAAAAAGTAAACAATGGTTTATTAAGCAATTTAGATTCTAAAGCAGATAATTTTAGGGGATATTATGATATAGAAGAAGATGGGCGTATTATTAAGACCTCATCTTTAGCATCTAACTTAATTGGTTTCCAAAAGAGAAAGTTCCTAGAAAATTTGCAAATTGATGATGTAGCACAAAAGAAATTCTACCAAGGATTTATTAAAGAAAAAGGAACTTCATCTGTTATTAATAAATTGTTAAGAGCAAAACTGCCAGCAATAGATAGCACACTTAACTTATACGAAGAATGGGCATTTAGAGTTGGTGAATATGGTTCTGTAGCAAGTACACAATTAATTGAATTTAAATTAAAAGAAAATGAATTTACTGATAATCCAGAATTAATTGAAGTTATCAATACTGCTGAACAATACAAGAATACAAATATTACTCATCGGCCTGAAGATTTATATCAAAAGCCATTAGAACCAAGACAGTTTAATAAAAATATATTTAAAAAATTATCAGAAGATATTAGCACAAGAGACCACTTGCCTGATGCCGGATATCCTCGCTTAGATGACATACAACATACAATATTAAGTTTAGAGGATTGGGTGCCAGAAGTAGCAGTAGTTATCATCGAACAATTAAATGTAACCACCCAACTAATTGGAAAATCATCTTATACTACAACAACAGGATCTATTGTAACTTTAACAAATGGTATGGTAGTTTCGTTTAAGTCGGTATTTACGACTCCAAGCTCATATCAAACTGGAGAATACGTAGTAACTGGTGTCGATGACGCTATAAAACTCACTGCTAAAAGTACATATTTGAATTCCTTTAAAATAGGAGACAAAATTTGGGTAGCAAATTCTACTACATACCCATCAACATACCTAGAGAATTCAAATGACTGGAACGTATATAGAATTAGTGCAACATTTGGTAGCATAACTAGTATTTCTTCACCAGCAATTAATGAAATTAAAGTAAGTTTTAAAAATCCAGTTGGTACCATATTAGCCAATGATTATATTATATTACGTCGATTTATTGACGCAGTTGATGGTACTGACTATAGTGGAATTTATAAAGTTAAAACTAACTTATCAAGTACTGGTGTCAATTCTTTAGTATTACATGCTAATACCGTACAAAATATAGCATTTGTTCAACTTACTGGCACTGTTGACGCGTTTCCTGCTTTTGGAGAATTTTTAAAATTAGAAAGTTCCAGATATGCAACTACTTCTGCATTACTCAATAGAACATCACCGACATATGGTTGGCAAGATGGTGACTATGCTTGGATTGATAATCATAATAGTACTAATAAATGGGCTATGCTTGAAAAGAAAGATCCTTACACATTAGGAAAACAATTATTTCCTAATAGTAAAACAATTAATACAGGATTTGGACAAGGTGTCGCAGGCAATAAAGACCTGTCGACAATATTAGTTAGTGCGGTATATGATACAACATCAGCAGGTAATATTGAACAATGGACACGTGATGTTGCTACAGTGTTTGATGTTAAAAGCATATTTGTAAGTGATATCACATCACAAACATTAAGTACATTAAGTACTTCAGGTTACTTACTAACAGTAGAAAGTGATGGATTACCACACCCAGCACCATTTGGAACATTTCCCACAGCAGATGGAAAAAATCCAAATAGAGTTGTAACACGCAATTACAAACATACGTTTAAAACTCGTGTAGGAACAAATACTACAGCAGCTCCACAAGTAACTGTACCACTAGGTGGTATTGGTATTGCGGCAAACGGCGTTATATTTGCAAGTCCTTCAGCAACGGCAACACTACCAAACGATAATGGCCCAGCCAAGGGTGTTGCTCCAACAGGATTTGAATGGAACGGTATAGTAAACGCAACGGCAGTTGGTATGGATGCTTCACATGGACATCCGCAAGAAGATGATCAGTACCATTACCACAGCGGCAAATTTTTAAGTCAATGGGATTACCATGTATATCAAGCAAATACATATTATCAAGGCACCAATTATAGTGGTGATCACTGGAGGCACACTGACGGGCACTCCAAAATCCTAGGCTATGCATATGATGGTTATCCAATCTATGGCCCATTTGGCTACTCAACTGCCACAAATTCAACAACCACGCCAACACGTATGACATCAACATATAAAGCCTATCCAGAGCCAGTTTCTGGTCGTGGTTATACATATACAGAATATCCTGTAGGAACATTTATACAAGATTATCGTATTGTTACCAGTGCAGGTACATTAGATAAGCATAATGGTCGTTACTGTGTAACGCCAGATTATCCTGATGGAACTTATGCTTACTTCTTAACAATTAAAAGTGATGGAACAGTAGTGTATCCTTACATTATTGGACCAACATATAAAGAGATACCAACATTAGAAACAGACACAGTGCCATTAGATCCGGGTGGTAGTAATGCACTAACAGTTGCATTAACACCTGGAGATTTTACATATAGCAATACTGTTATAGATGGTAGTAAATTGAAGAATAGTGGTTGGGCAGGTTGGCAATTTGATACGGCAAGCACAGATGACTATATTATAACAAGTGCTCCAAATAGTAATAGTGGTGAAGGCTATGCTATCGTACTTAAAAAGAAAACAGACAAGACATACGAACCATTTGACATTATGCGTTCATCAAGTCCTACAACAAACGGATTATTTGGTTATGATGTTGCTGTAAGTAAAAATGGTACATACGTATTAGTAGGTGCACCAGGTGAACTTAAAGCATATATGTATAAATTAAGCACTGGTGTTACTGCTAATAATGAATATTTTAATGGAGACAATTCTACTAATGTGTTTGTATTTTCTACAACAACACATAGTAACACAAATGAACTAACTGTAATTGTAGATGGCCAAATTATGATTGAAGCTTTAGATTATACTTTAAGTGCTACACAAATTACATTTATAACTGTTCCTCCAACTGGTACTGACAATATCCATATAAAGAAAGGAAACTACTATAGTGTCATTAAAACATTTACTGGTGTGTCGGGTACAGACTTTGGGCGTAGTGTTGCTATAAGTGATGATGGTGCCATTGCATATATTGGACAACCAAACAAAGCAGATAATACAATATTATCAGCAGGTGCTATCGAAGTTTGGGGTAAAACACCTACCGATACTTATTTTAAAATACAAGATATTAAGAGCAACGTAACAGATTTAAATGAGAAATTTGGTAGGGAAGTTGAGTGTGGTGTGGACGGACATATAATTGCTATTGGTTCACCAGGCGCTGACTTTATTGTTGTAACAGACTCAACTGTATCAGCAACCAATTCTGGTGAGGTAGAATGCTGGATAGATGATGCCAAACATAGTGGTATAATAACTGGTACTGTTGCCAATCCAACTGTGAGTATTGGTGATAAACTCGTCATTAATGATGTTGAAGTAACCTTTACTGGCACAGCATTATCTAATGTAGTAGGTGATATCACAACAAAAGCAATTCCACACATAACTGCATCTGCTACAAGTGATAATAAATTAAAAATTGTTAGTACAAAAACCGATGCTAATGCCAAACTTACAATACGTCCAGGCACGACGAATGGTGATGTAGTGTTTACAGCATTCGGCCTAACACTATACACATATAAATCAGGATTGCGTCACCCAGATGGTCCGCAAAATGCTTATTATGGTGAACATATTGCATTTAATAATACAGCAACAATGATCACAATCGGAAGTCCGACAAGTTCTAGTGAATTTGTTATGTCTTTAGACACTAACATTACTACTTTTGATAATGGGAATACAATAATTTCTGATATACAAGCAGACTCTGGTTCGGCATTAATTTACGATATTAATACTGATTTGTCATATTCATTAATACAGCGAGTAGATTGGGCAGGACGTAGAAAGAATGATAAGTTTGGCACAGGTTTAGTAATGGTTGGCAATACAGCATTAATTGGTGCTCCTGGTGACGATTATTATACAACACAAACAATAACAGCGGATGGAATTGCATCGACGTATGCATTAACAGGACAATTTGCTACTGCTGATTTAGAAATTACAATGAACGGTAGGGTAATGCTTACATCAGAGTATAGTAGTGATAATGCATCACCAAACAGCTCAGTAACATTTACAGTAATCCCAGTTGCAACATCAGTGATAGCAGTCAAGAAATTTACACAGAATACTGGCTCTGTTATGGAGGCGACTAACAAATTAAACAAAATTTCATGGAACAGTAAACGTACACAAAATGACAAGGTAGACATTAATACTATTAATAAGGTCATTACATATGATAAATCATCTAATACGTTTATTGATTATATTGATTATATTGATCCAATTAAAGGTAAAATACCAGGCATTGCTGACGAGGAAATTAGTTTTAAAACGTTATATGATCCAGCAGTATATAACATTACAACCGATACAACAGTAGTTAACGATCTAAATAACCACTGGGGTCCAAATGAAGTTGGTACATTATGGTGGGATTTAACCAATACAAAATATATTGATTACGAACAGGGTGATATGGAATATCGCAAACTTAATTGGGGTAAATTATTCCCCGGTGCACAAATTAATATATACGAATGGGTTGAAAGTGATACATTGCCATCATCATATGTAATAAATGGAGGTGACGGGACGCCTAAATTCTCTAACGATGCGGCATATGTTGAATATCAGCAGTATAATATTACAACAAATTCTTTAGAACCAATCTATTATTATTGGGTTAAAAACAAAACTTCTGTTCCAGAAGTATCTACAACGTATTTGGACGCTAATGGACAGATTAAATTTGCGGCGTATGGTAATGAACTTGAATTAAAAAGTTTTATTCCAGCCGCTACACGAAAATTGCCAGCAAAGACTGTCGCAACAATACTAAAAAATCCTACAGAATACGGATTAAAATATATAGGTATTGCCGCGCCGAATGCGTTTGTTGGGCATAACTTACAGACAAATTTAACTGCTGATAATATTATTTTAAGTATTGAATATGATACTGTTAAAAATGATATACCTTTACATACAGAATGGCAATTAGTTCAGTCAAATAACCCACTGTCCAAACCAAACAATTATCTAATTACTAAACTTGGAGAAAGTTTAGCAGGTAAAGATGCTAAAGAGAACCTAGTACCAGATCTAAACGTGCATGTTGGATCACGTTATGGTATAATGGAATATCCACGACAAAGTATGTTTATTGATAGATTAGGTGCTATTAAAGTATTAGTTAACTTTTGTAATACCGTATTTGCTAAAAATAAAATAGCATTAGACTATAGTCTAGTAAAAATTTCATCAGCAGAAAAAGCACCAACATATGGTTACGGTGAAACCGTAGCAACATATACTGAACTAACTTATATTAATACAAGCACAATTGCAAATGGTTATAAAGTACTCATAACAAAAGATGAAACAAAAGGCAATTATTGGACAACATATCAGTGGAATACTAGTGAAAATAGATGGAATTTTGAAAAGAAACAAAAGTATGACACAACAAAATATTGGGATTATATAGACTGGTATGCTACTGGCTATAATGCTAATACCATTGTTGATTATACGGTTGCAACAGAAAATGATCGTAAAAAATTAGACACTAAACTTGGCGATATAGTTAAGGTATTAAATGATGGACAAAATAAATGGGTATTATATAAGAATACAAATACTGCATCTGATACATATGATGTTATTGGTCTACAAAATGCTACAATTAAATTTAAGACAACATTGTATACAACAACTACACCATTAACAGAACTTCATTATATTATAGATGCTTTGAATACTGAAATGTTTATAAGCTCAATAGCAATAGAATTTAATAAATTATGGTTTGAATTAATTCAATATGTTTTATATGACCAAACTCAGCGAGTTGATTGGGCATTTAAGACAAGTTTTATAACAATTAATCAAACAGTACGTAAACTATCTGAACTTGTAAATTACAGTTATGACATAGAAGATAGCATTAAAGATTATATTAATGAAGCGAAACCATATAGAACTAATATTAGAGAACATGTATTCCGTTACAATTATACTGAACTTCCACAAATAGGTAATAGTGATTTTGATTTACCAGGTTATTATGATACAACAGACAAACTATTTAGATCACCTAATGTATATGAAGCGGACGACGATGTTCGAATGCTTACAACACCTTGGATTGATTGGTATAATCATTATACAAAGAAAGTGACCAGTGTTGACGTATTAACTGCTGGCAGTAATTATGCTACTACATCTACAACTACATATGATTCTATTGGACATGACACAACTGGTTATGATTTTAGTGCAATTTCAGCATCACTACCAATAGTTACTATTTCAAGTGGCGCGCAATGGGAATTAGGTTACTCATATTCTGTGTCAGCAATACCTGGTGCGGCCACTGCTAATGCTGTTCTTGTTGTACCAGAGCATACCCCAGATATATTATGGTATTATAGTGGTACTGAACAAAATTCTACTCAATGGAAAGATATGGGTTGGAAATTTACAATTAAGGATAAAGTAACTCCTAATGAAAACAAAATATTTGCTATAACTGTAGTATTAGATAGTACAGGTAGTCCTGATTTTTATATTGATGGTATAGAACGACCCAATATTACACTATATAGAGGTTCAACATATACTTTTAGACAAAATGATCCAAGTAACTTAAATTATGGTTACTTTAGAATTTCAGCACTAGAAGATGGCACACACAGAGATGGTAGTGGTGCTACAGCTATTCCTGTAATGAAAACACCTGGATTAGATACGGTAGATTCTATTACCGTAACATCAGCTGGTACCGGATATGTAACTACCCCGAAGGTAATTATCTCAGGTGGTAGTGGTAGTGGAGCAACTGGTTATGTTAATTTAGAAAATTATAAAGTAAGAGATATTAAAGAAACAATTAAGTTTGATCGTGTTGATTCACCATCACACGTTACAACTATTGCCGTAACTGCTGGAGGCAGTGGATACACCTCAGCACCTACGATAACAATAACAAATGCCGCAGGAGATACAACAGGTGGTGGAGCAAGTGCCAAAGCAGTTATTTCCGGTGGAGCAGTAACAGCAGTTGTCGTAGAACAAGAAGGCACAGGATATACTGCCGCACCAACCGTAGCATTTAGTGGTGGCGGTGGTACTAGTGCCGCGGCAACAGCAACAGTTTCATACTCATCCTACAATAAGTTGGAAACAGCACATGAAGCGGCCGCTAAAAAGCATAGTGATCGCTTAACACTATTTTACTCTGGTGGACAAACAGGCACCGGCAGTACAAAAACCTGGGATAATAAAACAGCAAACATTCCAACATATGATGCTGTTATAGCAGATTCTGGATTACAATATAAAGCAAATAAGGTAGTTGGTGCCACATTTGATATGGAGCCTGGCTATGACAGGGCAACATATGCCTCATCAAAATTTGATGATTTTGAAATAAGTCCAGAAGGTGTAAAAATTATATCAAGCGTAGATACTGACCTAAGTGGTGGTGATTTTAGTACAAGTGGTGGTATTGATCCTGCCAATGTTGCTGTAGATGGTGATGGTTTTGTAACAGAATATACATCACACGCACCAGAAGAACAAGTACCTGGTCGTGTATTTGATACATTAGATATCAAAGTATACGAAATGCCATCACCACGAGACACTGGTGTTACTATTAAAAAGTATACATTTGAAGGTAATGGATCTGCTGTAATTTATGATTTTAGTTCTAAAGGTAAATTACCCACAAATGTTACCGGTGTTGGAATATATATTGATAGAATATTACAAAAATTAACAACAAATTATACTATTGATATGGAGACGAATATTATAACAATGGTATCTCCTGTACCAGCAGGACAATTAATACATTTTGTATTAATTGAAACAGGTGGTGATACGGTTACATCAACCAAACAAGACTTTATTGGTGATACTTCAACAACACAGTTTATTGTGAATGTACCATATGAATATGCACAATACTTGTACATAACTGTAAATGGTATAGAAAACGCTCCGACATGGACAGCATCAAGTTATTATAAGAAAACAAAAATAACATTTGCTTCAGCACCAGGAAATAACGATCGTATACGAGTGCATACATTTAATAAGTCAGGATTAACAATTACAAATGCAGGTAGTGGCTACACATCAGCGCCAACAGTAACATTTAGTGGGGGTGGCGGCGCTAACGCGGCGGCTACAGCAGTTATTAATGCTGAAGGCAAGGTAAGTGGATTAATTGTAACAAACGCAGGTACTGGATATACATCAGCACCAACTGTTGCAATTACAGGCACAGCAACCGCAACTGCTATTGTAACAGATGGCAAAATAGAAGCAATTAGACCATTTGTTAAAGTTGAAAGTGAAGAACAAACAATTACAGTTCCTGGTAGTCCAACATGGCCTGCAAGTTACACATATACATATGGCCAGGATAACTTCTTTGAATTTGGCCCTGATGCCGCAAAAGCATTTGTATATTTGAACAACACACGATTAAATCCACCAGATACAGAATACTATACAGGTAACGGAGTATTAGCGGTATATGATGGTCCAGCTAATCCAACTATTGCATATGGATCAGTAACTGATGCTGATGTTCAAGTACATGTAGATGGTGTATTGCAAACACTTACAACACATTATACATTTACTGGTGGATCACCTGCACGTGACCAAATAACATTTACTGTTGGTAATATTCCTGCAACAGGCGCAGAAATAGGAATTACGATTAGAAATGGTCAATATTGGATCCAAAATGATTACCAAGTTATACTTGAAAATGGTAGTGGTGTATCTGTTACTGCTGGAACAATAACTACTGGTGACAAATTATTTGTACAATCATTCTCTAATCAAAGATACAGTAAAGGCAAAACACTTGTAATAAAAGGCACATCAGTTGCAACATTATTACATTTAGAAAGATTTGATACAATAATTTTTGATACTAGTGGATATGCAGGTGATGTTAGTGTATCAATTTCAACACCAGTTTATGATATATCGGTATTAGAAAGAAATATAAACTATGTATGGGTATGGTTAAATGGCATACCACAAATTGCAAACCATGATTATTATATAACTGGTACTAATTTAGTAATGACTCCAGCAGCTGGTAGTATATTAGCAACAGATATGATTACTGTAACCGGCATGCGTAAAGCAGAACAACGAGATGGCATTGCTTTTAGAATTTGGAAGGATATGTTTGACAAAACATCTTACTATAGAATTGCAACAGCAAACACAACAACATTGTCTACAGCATTGGCTTTAACAGATATAGAAATTAACGTAACAGACGCAACTAAATTATTGACGCCTGTTCCAACAACAGCAACGCCAGGTGTAATATTCATTAATGGCGAGCGTATAGAATATTGGGAAATAGATGGTAACAAACTAAAAAGAATACGTCGTGGCACATGGGGCACAGGTGCTCATGCTACACATGCTACAGCAAGTGAAGTAGTAGATGGCAGTAAACAACAATTAATACCAGGCACAGATGTTCATACTAAAGTTTGGTATGATCAAGGCGGATCAACTGCCACAAACAGTTTAGGACTAGGTATGGCAACATCCAAACAAGTAACGTTCCTTAAAGAGGCACCGCTATCAACTCCCAAGGTAATATAATAGGATAAATACTTCAGATGGACAACAACGAAATCAAGCAAGACACCAGCGAAGAGCACGAAGAAATGGAAGAAAAGCAACCTAACGAAATTCCAGGCGTAAATGTTGAAGGGTTTATTAAGATATTTGACCCAGACACAGACGAAGTATTTGTAGAACAACGTAACGCTATTCATTATGAAAACTTTTCTAAAGCATTAGCAGACAGTATATCCAACCAAACTACTGGATTTATACATGAAATGCACTTCGGCAATGGTGGTACATCAGTATCAACAACTGGCATCATAACTTACTTGCCTGCCAATAACTCAGGCGCCTCTTCGGATTTGTATAATAAAACTTATTATAAAGTAGTTGATGGAAGTAGTTCCTCAAATACAGATCCTACAAGAAATAAAATGACAATAACCCATACTAGTGGCACAATTTATACAGATATTTTAGTAACTTGTTTGCTTGATTATGGAGAGCCAGCCGGGCAAGAAGCATTTGATAACTCATCAGCACTAGATGGAGCATATGTTTTTGATGAATTGGGTTTAAAAAGTTGGGAAGTAGGTGGTATCGCCACAGGCAACCTATTAACACATGTAGTATTTCACCCAGTGCAAAAATCACTTAATCGCTTAATTCAAATAGATTATACAGTTAGAATTCAAACACTCACAAATTTAAGTAGTGCTACTTAATATTCATAAATAGATTTAGAACAAAATAGGCGTTTTCTGTAATTTAAAAGCGTTTATTTTAGTCTAGGTATAAATAATAATATACGTATATTATGCTATAAGCATTCAATAATTGGCCAAGAGATGGCCGTATACACTTTAATCGATTAAATAGGAGAATTAGCGTGGCATATACTGTAAATAAAACAAGTGGGGCAGTTCTGGCGGTCGTAGCGGATGGCACGTTAGATACAACAACTAACTTGACTCTGATCGGCAAAAACTATGCCGGTTATGGTGAAATTCAAAATGAAAACTTTGTAAAATTATTAGAAAATTTTGCAAATTCATCCGCTCCGTCAACACCACTAGCTGGAACACTCTGGTGGGACACAACTAATACTGCACTCAAAGTATACAATGGAACAACCTGGGTAGAATCAGGTGGTACTACATCATCGGCAACACAACCAGCTAGTCCAGTAGAAGGTGATTTATGGTATGACACCACTGCTGATCAGCTTAAAGCATATAATGGTAGTGCCTGGATCGTTATCGGTCCTAGTTACTCGGGTGGTGTAATTAGTGGTGCAATAGTAGATTCAATAGTAGACAATGGAGCAGTATCACATACAGTAGTAAAAATGTATGTAGCAGATTCATTAGTAGCAATTGTTTCTAAAGATACTGTTTTTACACCAAACGTTGCTATTACAGGATTTACAACAGTAAGTCCAGGCTACAATTTAAGTACAAACGTTTCAGGTGCAAAGTACAAAGGCACAGCAACAGACTCAGATGCATTGGGTGGCGTAGCGGCCGCAAATTACTTGCGTTCAAATGCTAACGACACAACAAGTGGAACACTAGGTGTTGTCAACGATAATGGTATGACCGTTGGTGTTGACTCAGACTTGTCAATGAGTGTATCTGGTAATGATGTAACAATTAAAAATGTTACAAGTAATGGTAACATACTACTTGGTATTAACCAAGGTGGTTCACCAGCAACTTCTGTTACTATTGATGGTTCAACAAACTCAGTAACTATCGCAGGTGATTTAACGGTAAGTGGTACAACTACAACACTTAATACAAATAATTTGCTTGTAGAAGATCCTTTAATTGTTGTTGCTAAAAATGTAACTGGCACCCCAGCATTTGATGCTGGTCTAATAGTAGAGCGTGGCTCTAGTACTAATACTGGTTTCTTTTGGGATGAAACAGCAGACGAATGGGCCGCAGTTAATACAACTGAAACAGGTTCTACAGCAGGCAATGTAACAATTGACTCATATGCTAACATGCATTGTGCTACAATGACAGGCATATCATCACAAGCGAAATATGCTGACTTGGCAGAAAACTTTACAGCAGATTATGCATATGATCCAGGAACAGTATTACAAATTGGTGGCAAAAAAGAAGTTACTATGTGTGAAAATGATGCTTCAGAAGATGTGTTAGGTGTTGTTAGTTCGTATCCAGCATACTTAATGAATAGTGAGCAAGATGGTGTTTCAGTAGCAATATCAGGACGTGTTCCAGTTAAAGTAACAGGGTCAATTACAAAAGGTGATAGATTAGTTTCAGCAGGTAATGGTACAGCAAGGAAGGCAACTAAAGAAGAATGTACTTCCTGGAATGTTATTGGTCGCGCCTTAGAAAGTGATACTGATAAAGAAGAATCACATGTTACACTAGTAAATTGCATAGTGCGGGTTGTTTAAATATAACGATTTATACTAAATAAGTGTAGATGACTTTATAAAGTCATTTCTCGAGAAATTATATATAAACGATATTTAAATTTAGATAAATCCTAGGAGAAATCGAATATGGCATACTCAACTGGCGATACTATATTAGCTTCACATTATAGTAGTTTTCGCGGAGATTTTAACACCAACTGGGGCACTGGCAGTGGAGACCAAGGCTACGGCCAGTCTAACACAATTGCTGATGTTTCGATTGGTGATACTGTAACTGCCACGCAATGGTCTACGTTATTAGCAAGAGAGACAACGGCCGCGGCCCACCAAGGCACATCTCTAACATCGATCACATCACCCAGTGCGGGCGACACAATTAGCGCATTTACAGCATTAACTGCAAACACGGCGTTGATTAACACGAATAGATTGAATATTGATACTGGCAACTACACTGATACTACTAGTACTGGTAGCGGTGCAGGCAGTTGGACAGTAACAACAATTCATGAATATACACTAACATTTGCAAGTGCTGATGCAGTAAGATATTATTACAATGCGGGTGGTTCAACACGACTATCATTCGCTAAAAGTACTAGCACCAGTAACACTAAAAACACAGAATGGACTGCTTTAGCAACTGCTTGTGGCACAATTATTTTTGCCGCACAGGGCACAACCAAGTCAGGTGGTTCTGGAACACCAGGCACCATAGCAACAACTATTGGTTATTATGATATGACAACATCGTATCAAACAATATTTAAGCAGTTTGAAGGTACTACTCCTTATACAGCAAGTTATATTTTAGTAGAAGCTAAATCTAACGGCGTACAAGGTAGTAACGCAGACGTTGGCGAAGTTGTAACTATGAAAATTACGTGGGCAGACGCCGCAGCTGATGACTTTAATGATACCGTCGATGGTACAGTAACTAATACTATTACGCATAGAACACCCAATACTACTCAATTAAATAATGCTAGTTGGAGTGCAGCTCCTGCATATGCATTAGTGGGTAGTTTTGCTCAAACATAATAGTTGACATAATGAAAGAATTCATGTATAATATTATATATGAGTGTAAAAGATACAGTTAAAAAGAAGTTTAACCAAAAAGTGGCCCACGCAACAATGCGTGAAGCCACTCTAGGTTTATTATCCCTCCCCTATAACAGCGGTTTATTTAAAGTAACCAGAGAATTAATTACATTTGCTGAAATGCTTTCGTTACGCCAACAAATAGCACAATCAGCAGATTTAAAAGCAAATCCCACAATAATATTAGATTCATATGATAATCCTATATTAATAGAAAACTCACAAGAATTTTGTGAAAAATTATGGCAACGATATTATGAAGTTAATAACGAATATATGGTACAAATGAACAAGATTAGGGGAATACGAAAGCCCGAGCAGCTATAAGATGGCCACAGAAAATGGCATATTATTGTTTGCATACAATAATGAATCAATAAAATATACAGAACTAGCTAAGCTCTGTACATTATTAGTTAAAAAACATTTACCACATTGTGGTGTAACCCTAGTCACTGATAAAAATATAGATGAAGGACATCCTTTTGATGATGTTATCATAGTTGAGGCAGGTGATAGTGGCCACCGCACTTTTAGAATTCCTAATGGTAAGACAGAAGAAGTTACTTGGCACAATAAAACTCGCCCACACGCATATGATTTAACCCCATACGAAAAAACATTACTATTAGACGTAGATTATCTTATGTTTAATAACTCGTTGCAATGGCTATTTGAATCTGATCAAGAATTAATATGCCATAATAATGTTTATGACATTACAGGTAAAAACAGTTTTATAGATGACAAACTATTACACTGGAGTAGTACTCCAATGTTATGGGCAACTGTATTATATTTTACTAAAAATAATACAGCAAAGGAGTTTTTTAATCTTGTTAAGTTAGTACGAGATAACTATCAATATTATTACAATTTATATAATTTCAGAAGTGGCCCATACAGAAATGACTATGCTATAAGTATTGCATATAATTTATTAAACTGTAATAGTTATTTTCAGAGTCCTTTGTTTACTCTCCCTTCAGAAAGCACATTAACTAGAGTAAAACCAGATACTAGTGTAATATATGAATATGAAAATAAAAATAAAATAGAAGTATCTTATATAACAAATACTAATATTCATATTATGAACAAGCATAGTATAATAAATTGTGCTAAAGAGATATTAGATTATGTGTTTCAACCTGTTATATCAAATCAAAAAACGCATGTGACATATGAAAAGAATCAAGGAACATAATGAACAAATTGGGTACTTCACATTTGTTCAAAATAACAACGATACTGACTATTTAAAACTAGCATACGCCTGTGGATTAAGTCTAAAAGCAACACAAACTATAAACAAGTTTGCCATCGCTGTAGATAAACCAACTAAAGAACAATTAACAGAAAAGCATTACAAAGTATTTGACTATGTAGTAGACATTCCGTGGGGCGATGATAGTGAGGATGACTCATGGAAGTTAGGCAATGAATGGAAAGCATGGTCAATAACACCATTTAAAGAGACAGTTAAGTTAGATTGTGATATTGTGTTTACACGCAATATAGATCATTGGTGGACGTTTATGCGTGAGCAGGAAGTAATGATTGCGACCAATGTTCGTAAACTAGACGGTTCTATATCTAACTCACGCAAGTACAGAAAACTCTTTGATATCAACAACTTACCTAACACTTATAGTGGGTTTATGTACTTCCGTTATGGAGAAGAAAGTTTAAAACTGTTTAGAGCACTTAAATGGGTTTATAAAAATTGGGATGAAGTATCTGAATGTTTAAAAAATTGTAGAGATGAAAAGCCTACTACTGATGTTGCGTTAGCAATAGCATTAGTGTTACAAGAAGCAGAATATACACATACAAATAATGTGTTAGACTACCCAACATTTGTGCATATGAAAAACAACATACTGGGTTGGCCAGAGCAACATGAGATAGAAGATATTATTAATATAGAGTATAGTGATGACGTTGGTTTAATATTAGGCGTAGAGCCGCAAATATATCCAGTACATGGTGCAGAGTGTAAAGAGTACCTAGCAGATAAAACAATAGAATACTATGAGCACGATTAAAGGAATAGATGATTTAATAGAAGCAATTGAATCACAGGAAGAATTAGAAGTTGCTAAAGTAGATTACTGCTTATATTATCATGATAACGGCATTATATATGAAGCATCCATATATGTAGATGAGTTCCGTCTTCATATTAAAGTCCCTTCTAAATGGTTAGACACTAATCACATTACTGATTGGGTAATAATTAATGGTAAGTTAGAACCAATTAAACATGACGTATATAACCGTTTAAGAAAATATACTAAAGTAACACACGCAACAGAATTAGATCCAGATTTACCCGTATATGTTACAGACAAGGATCATAGGATTATTAAAGAAATTATTACTGCTGATAAAGTAAAATTCAATAAAGATGAAAATTATTATCAATTACAACAGGAGAAAAAATGATAACAAAACATGCAACATTCCCATGGGAAGCTGACACAGGGGAAATTATAGAAAACAACGAGTTTAAAAAAGCAGTTGGCATTTACAGAAGTGTAAAAACTTGGTGTGAAAAAAACTGTGAAAATGAATATATAGTAGATAACACTGTCTACGCCGCTGGTGTGAAAGTAATGTTCAAACGAAGGGCAGAAGCAAACAAATTTGAAAAGGAGTTTAATACTAAAGACTCTGATAAGTTTGGAGTAATTTACCCTTAAGGAAATAACAATGTGGGAACCATGGTTATTAATGATAATGTTGAGTGTAGGTCCATTTAGTGGACATTACCAAGGTGAGAATGATGTTTGGTATCAAATACGAATGCATTCGGAAGGAGAGTGTCGGGGTGCGGCGCAAGATATAATGACTACACATCGTATATTCCAGAACTTTAATCCTAATTTACGTATGGATGCTATATGTAGAAAAGAATTACTTGCGAGAACATCCGAACAAAGACGGTCATGGCCAGGCCTGGCGGCACGGCCAAATTCATTTTATCCAAACGGACACCACCACTTAGTAAAATGTATTAACTATCGAATATGTCTTGATATGTTTAGGAAGGAATATGACTGAAATAGTTGACATTGCTGACTTAGATTGCATATACTTAACATACGATGAGCCACAAAAGGATGAGTTTTGGGCCAAGATACTAAACATGGTGCCATGGGCAATACACATTGATGGTATAGAAGGATCAGATGCCGCACACAAGGCCGCGGCTAGAGCTTCTCCCTCAGGACGATTTGTTTTAATAGACGGTGATAACTTACCCGACCCAGAGTTTTTTAACTTACAATTAACATTGGATGATGTTACTAAACATTGTGTGTTTAGATGGAAGGGTCGTAATATTATAAACGGACTAATGTATGGTAATGGTGGGTTAAGTTGTTGGCCTGTGGACTTTGTTTTAAACATGACTACACATGAGAACACTGATGGTTCTGATGAAACATTAGTAGAGTTTTGTTTTGACGACAACTACAGACCAATGCATAACTGCTATAGCACAACATACCCAAATGGTTCAGCATTACACGCATGGCGTGCTGGGTTTAGAGAAGGTGTTAAGATGGTTTTAAACAAAGGAACTAAACCTGATTTAAAAACATTTGAACAACAAATACACGCTCGTAACTTAGATAACTTATGTATATGGCAAACTGTAGGACGCGATGTTGAGCACGGCATATGGAGTATATACGGCGCACGGTTAGGCACATATTTAACTATGCTTACCGATTGGGATTACATTAATGTAAGAGACTTTACATACCTCAATGAGATATATCATGGAGAATACGAAATGCAAAACCCATGGGATGAAGCAGAGCGTATAGGAGAAATATTACAGAACAAATTAGGTATGCCTATATGCGAAATGGATGCTGAAGCAAGTAAGTTCTTTAAAACACATTACAGCAAGCACACAAACTATGATATAATGATACAAGAATTAGATGTAATACGCGGCATTGAAGGCTGGTAATGAATCATGACCTTTATAACTTTAGTAGAACTAAACTACATGGTAAAAGCATGGGAGAGTTTGGACCTACTGATACAACTAGAAAAAAAGGGAGGCAAGGATGGAAAGTAAAAGTAGAGACAAACCAGGTAAAGATAAAACAAAGAAAAAGAAAAAGCCTAAGTAAACTATGGAACTTTTTAAAGACAATAAGGGCGACAAAATAGAAGTTAAGGATGGTAAGTTTAAGTCAGATTTCTATAGAAGTGCCGAGGATATTAAAGTACAGTTAGACTCTGTATCACCATCCTTTTGTCTTGCAAAGTGGAACCAAGTTAGTTTACATTTACCAACTGGATTAAACAACAGTTGTTACCACCCACCACTACATAAAATGGAGTTAGGCACACCGTCTGCTCTACACAACACCCAACATAAGAAAGAAATGCGTAAACTTATGCTAGAAGGTGTACGTCCTAGCGAGTGTCAGTACTGTTGGAACATAGAAGATACTGGGCATATGAGTGATAGGCATTACAGAAGTGGTGAGCCGTGGGCCGCAATGGACTTTGACGAAGTAGTTAATGCTCCTTGGGATGCTGATAAGAACCCGCGTTATGTAGAAGTAAACTTTAACCACAACTGTAACTTAAAATGTAGTTATTGCAGTCCGCAATTTAGTACTGCGTGGGATAAAGAAATGAAACAACACGGTGCCTGGCCTACATCTAAACCACATAACGCACCTGAACACTTTGAGATTAACCCTTGCATACCACACAGCAAGTATAATCCTTATGTAGAAGCGTTTTGGGAGTGGTGGCCTGACTTATATAAAGACTTAAAGCATTTCCGTATGACTGGTGGTGAGCCTATGATGGATAAAAATACACATAAAGTATTTGATTACATTATAGACAATCCCAAAAGCGACTTACATTTAAACGTTACAAGTAACTTTAGTCCAGTAGACAACAAATTGTTTGACAAATACTTAGAAAAAGTTAAACGCATATGCTTGGAAGAGAAAGTAGAACACTTTATGCAATACGTTAGTGTAGACAGTTGGCTGGAACAAGCCGAGTATATACGTAATGGGTTAGACTTTAATAAGATGTGCGATAATATCAACACATACTTAACGGAAGTTCCGTATAGAAACTCTTTAACGTTTATTATAACATATAACAATTTAAGTATTACAGGAATGGATAAGTTATTAGGCTATATACACGGTTTGCGACAAGCATATAGTGAAACTTATCAACGTATATGGTTTGATACACCGCTATTACGACAGCCTGCTTGGCAAAGCATACAGTTATTGCCTGAACCATACCAAGATATACACGAAGAGAACACATGTTGGATGTTAGATAACATGGAAGACGAGAAATCTCGCTTTAAAGGCTTTAAAGATTATGAAATTCAACGTATGCATAGAGACTTAGCATGGTGGCAGGAAGGTAGTAAGTTAGATCCAGTATATGTAAACAATTGTAAAGCAGACTTTTATCGCTTTTTTAACGAGCACGACACCCGTCGTGGCACTAACTTTATAGAAACATTCCCAGAGATGATAGACTGGTGGGAAGAATGTAAGAGGTTAGCACAATTATGAACACACACGCAACAACATATGAAGAAGGCATTGATCCTATAGTAGATCAAATAGTAAACAACTTACGACAGATATATGATCCTGAAATACATATCAATATATACGACTTAGGTTTAATATATGACATAGATATTACTGAGGATTTAAACTTAACAGTAACAATGACGTTAACATCACCGTTTTGCCCTGTTGGCGACATGTTATATCAACAAGTAAATGAGGCATGTGACGTTGGTGGTCTCAATGACATTAAAGTAGATATGACGTTTGACCCAACTTGGGGGCCAGAGATGATACCAGAACATGCTAAACTAGAAATGGGAATGTTATGACGCTAAGAACGCCGGGTAGGGAAACAGATTTAGACATTAAGCGATGGCTTAACACCACAGTAAGTCCATCCTTTTGTATGGCTAAATGGCGCAATGCTACCATATGGCTTGGGAGTGGTATGACTACTAGTTGCCATCACCCTCCAGCACATAAGATAGACATTAAAGAACTAGCAACAAACCCTGCCGCTATACACAACACACAGCAAAAGAAGCAGGATAGAACACAAATGCTTGCGGGCGAACGTCCACCAGGCTGTGAGTATTGCTGGAAGATAGAAGACATTGGACCCGACGCTATCTCTGATCGTGTCCATAAGTCTGTTATATACGACGAGGAAGACGTATATCATGTTAAACAAGAAGAACCTACAGAGAATTTTGCTCTACGTACATTGGAAATTGCCTTTGATAGGACTTGTAATTTTAGTTGCTCTTATTGCAATCCCGCCTTTAGTAGTTCTTGGGTTAAAGATGTAAAGAACAACGGTGCGTATACACAGTTAAAGTCAGACGGACGCAACCATTTTACACACGAACACAACGAAGCACAGTTATACAAGCACGACGAAGTTAACCCATACGTAGAAGCCTTTTGGAAATGGTGGGAGTTAGAGTTACACGACACACTAGACGAACTACGCATTACTGGTGGTGAACCTATGATGGCTGGTGAGATATGGAAGTTGTTTGATTGGTTTAGAACTACCAATAAGAAGTCCGATATGCGGCTCGCTATTAACTCTAACTTAGGTGCTAAAGACGATCTAATAGATCGCTTTATAGAAAACGCACAACACGTACCCCACTTACATCTATACACATCTTGTGAAGCATTTGGCGCACAAGCAGAGTATATTAGAGACGGGTTAGAGTGGGATACTTGGGTTAATAACGTCCATCGTGTGTGCAAAGAAGGCAACTTAGAAGGCTTTCATATGATGTGTACTGTAAACAGTTTATGTTTAGACTCGTTACCTAAGTTCCTGGACTTTGTACTGCTGTTAAAGAGCGAGTACGGAGAGGATTTTCCAACGTTTACTCTAAACATATTACGCTTTCCATCATTCCAATCACCGTTAGTGCTACCAAAATACTTGCGCTCGAGTTATCGTTATACCCTAAGTTTGTGGCGAATACTTAATTTTGATAACCCGCTTTTGCATGAGATGGAAAAGAATCATATAAACCGTTTAATAGACTACTTAGATGTAGTAGACAAACCACACAGCGATACGTTTGAACAACCTGCTTTAGAGAATGACTTCTATCACTTTTATAGACAATATGATGAACGTAGAGGCAAAAACCTCATACAGACGTTTCCTAACTTAGAACGATGGTACGGAACACTATCTAATGGATAAGGGATTTTTAAGTAAGGACAACCCTTACGATTCCAAAACAGTACTGTTAGATAAGAACAAACAACAATTACCTGTAGAATTTTTTACACCCAAACAATATAATTTATTAACGGAAAGCAAACACTTTTGTATACTGCCGTGGATACACATACATGGTTCGTCTACTGGAGAAGCTTATCCATGTTGTATATCTGTCTCCGAAGAACCAGTAGGCAACTTACGTAACGACACAGTAGAAGATATATGGAATGATGCGCCATATCGTACCATGCGACACAACATGCTCAATGGTATCCCGTGTAAAGAATGTGTTAACTGTTATGAGAAAGAACGTAATGGCTTCTACTCATTACGTAACGAAAGCAATAGAAACTTCGCATACGCTATAGAAACAATAAACGGCACACTACATGATGGTGCTTCGTTGCCTAATATTATATACTGGGACACACGTTTTACCAATCAATGTAACTTTAAATGCCGCATGTGTGGACCACAATTTAGTTCTGTATGGGGTAAAGAGCTTAATGAGATGTATGGCGGTACTTCGTTTAAAATAGAATACACTACAGGCAACAAACACACCAACTGGGAAATGATAGAACCATACATAGATAACTTGGACAAGATATACTTTGCTGGCGGCGAACCTCTTATGATGGAAGAGCATTGGAAACTAATAGATGAACTAGTTAAACGAAAGAAGTTCGATACACAGTTAATATACAACACTAATTTTAGTGAAGTTAAGTATAAAGGTCGCTTAGTATTTGATGTATGGAAAGAGTTCGAAGACGTTTCCATAGGCGCATCTCTAGACGGAATGGGAAAGCGAGCAGAATACATCAGGAAAGGAACACACTGGGACACAATAGAACGCAACAGAACCGAAATGCTACAAGTATGTCCTGATGTAGACTTCTTCCCAAGTGCCACGCTACAAGTATTAAACGCTTATCACTTACCAGACTTTCACAATGATTGGGTCAATAAAGGATTAATACAAGTGTTCGACTTCCACGTAAACATATTACAAGGACCCGACTACTACAGAACTACTATACTACCAACAACGATGAAGGAAGAAATAAAAGTACTATACACAGAACATTTAAATAATATTAAGGATACAGATGATATTCAACGAGCATCAAACGGCTTTGACGCCGCAATAAACTTTATGATGAGCGAAGACAGAACAGACTTACTACCGAAGTTTAAAGAAGAAATAAACAAATACGACACGCATCGCAACGAAAACTTATTAGAAGTATTCCCAGAACTAGGGCAATTATACAATGAGTAGGGCGGCGCCGAGTCACACCCAGCCGAATACCTGGTCTGGCGAAAATTTTATACACTACAGATATAGGATCGGAACAACATGACTTATATTATTGCTATGATAGTAGTACTCCTTAATAGTGGACTTCCTCAATACTGGTATACTATTAATGAAGTAACTACGTTTGAAACTAATGATTTATGTGAAACACAAATAGTGGATACAGCATTTCAACAACAAGTATTGGAAAGTTTCAATACTATATTTGAAAATAAAGTTGCAATGGTTAGACTTGCATGTGTGCATGAAAATAAGATTGACGAGTATCGTGAATTTATGAATGAACATAACAGTAAGCACACTAAATACTCGTATGATCATAGACAATATTCTATACGTACCTTGTTTTATGGTGCCCTTCTTTGAGAATTCTCAGCCACTTATTATGTTGCTATTCTTTAATTAAACATGATATCACTGTACCCAATCAACTTGGATGTATTATTGAAATCCAACAGTGGTCAAAAGCGTATGACGTTGAATGTAGATTACCCGGGTGAGAAATTTTTAGTTAGAATAAATGGTAAATGGTTAGAAGGATCCTTTATAGTAGCACCATCATTTCCACAGGTACTGTTTTATCCTGTAGATTGGAACCCGGCCGGGCATGAAGTAAGTTATGGCAGAGGTTGGGAAGGAATTTGGCAAATATCAATTGATCGCAGAGACGGATGATTCTACGTTACACGAACGAGAGAAAAATTTTTCCTATAGGGCAGAATATTTCGAGCGACTAAAAAAATGCATAGGCCATAACATGCCCAAATATTATTCTGTGTCACATTGCCCCAACGTTTTTGAAAACTTTTTTATTTTGTTTAAACGTATAAACTTTTATTCAACGAAAGGAATATAATCAATTATGGACTATAACGATAAACGACCAGTAAAGGTTAACCTAGAAGACCTTCCACGATACGAACAATTAGTATTAACGGAGAACCCTACGTTCTGTATCTTACCGTGGATTCATACTCACGCATACCCAGACTCTACCGTTCACCTATGCTGTATGTCTGATATGGATATGCCTATAGGTAATCTTAACGACAATACCCTAGAGGAGATTTGGCATAGTGACCATATGGTAAACGTAAGACGTAAAATGATAAACGGTATAGCATTACCAGAGTGTACTAAGTGTTATGAACAAGATAAGAATGGCTTTATGAGCGGCCGGGTATCAGCTAATAAACATTTCGGTCATCACGTTAGTAAGGCGCGTTCTATAGAGCCACCGTTCGAGATAGTATACTGGGATGTTCGGTTTAGTAACCTATGTAACTTCCGTTGCCGATCGTGTGGTCCACTCTTTAGCTCTAATTGGTATCAAGACTATGAGGCATTACACGGTAGTAAGCCTGATCATACTAAAGTAATTGAGTGTAACCTGGATATAGAAGAATGTTTAAGGCATATACCATACGTAGAACAGATATATTTCGCTGGTGGAGAACCCCTAATGATGGCCGCACATTGGGAGATTATTGCGGAGTTGATTAAGCAAGGTCGAACAGACGTTAAGTTAATATACAATACCAATTTTTCGCAACTCAAATATAAGCAATTGAGTATACTGGATATGTGGAAAGAGTTTGACTCCGTTAGTATAGGTGCTTCATTAGACGGTTCGGGTATACGAGGAGAGTATATAAGGAAGGAAACAGTATGGGGAGATATAGAGTCCAATCGTGAGAAGATGTTACGGGTATGCCCAGACGTTGACTTCTACATTAGTTGCACGTTGAGTATACTGAATTCGTATCATATGCCAGACTTTCACCGTGAGTGGATCGATAAGGGTTTAATTAAAGCACAAGATTTCAACATTAACATACTGATGAATCCACCCTACTACCGTATAGACAATCTTAAAGATATAGACAAGGAAGCGATTATAGCTAAGTATTATAAACATATCGACTATATCAGTCCTATCGACTCAATGCAAAGAGCAACCAATGGTTATAAGAGTGCTATAAACTTTATTCAACAACCGAGTATACCTACATTGTTAGAAGACTTTATCAAATTAACGGCCAAGATGGATTCCATCCGTAACGAATCATTCAGTAATACCTTTCCAGAGTTTAAAGGGTTGACATAATGACTATACAATGTTATAATATAAGAACGTTGCGACAGAGCCCGCTCTATAGGATGGCTTCCAGTGAATGGTTGACTATGCCGAACCGTATACGACAGAGTAATAAACACAGTGGTTTACTATAGTAGATCTTACTGGGGAAATCTTTAATATGACCGAATCATCAGCAAAAAATAATTTAAAAGACTCTATAGAGTTTATCACGAGAAAGAGTCCAGCGTTTAAAGCAGTACCTACACTATGCTATCTACCATTCATGCATTTAGAAGCGAGTGCAACAGGAGAATGTAAGCAATGCTGTATGGCAGAGAATCCAATCTTTAAGGATCTAAGTGAATTATCCCCTGAAGATCAAGAGATTGCGGCAATGCCAGACAATGTAATATCAGCAAATGAATTACCAGCCGAGCTTGCCGACCCAAAACACTGGCCATTAACACAAGAAGATTTGACTATAGAGAAACTTCAAGTTCACCCTAATAATTATTATTGGCACCATGGTATGCATGCAACAATTCCAACTGTATGGCATTTAAATAATTCAACATTGTCTGAAGTATTCCAATCCAACTATATGAAACAGTTGAGATCGGACTTTAAGGCAGGTAAAAAGCCACGTTCATGTAAAAAATGTTGGGATGAAGAAGATGCCGGTATAAAGAGTAAACGTATACATTGGGCAGAAACTTTTTGTCAACATTCCGACGTTAGTAATACTATATTCATTGACGAGGTAACTGATTCTTCAATGAAGTATCTTGATTTAAAATTAGGCTCTATATGCAATTTGAAGTGCCGAATATGCGGTAGTGCTAGTAGTTCTAAATGGTCTCAGGATGAGATGGATATAGCATACGAGTTTGAGAACGTGCCAAAAGAACATTTAAAACGAACTATGTCGTATAAGAGATTAAAATTGGGTAATTGGCCACGTGAGAATGATGCTTTTTGGCGCAACTTAGCAGATGAATTACTGCCGAATATAGTACATTTAGAGTTTACCGGGGGTGAATCATGGCTTATACAAGAACATTTTGACTTCCTGCAGGTAGCTATAGACAAAGGCTATGCTAAAAATATTGACCTACACTATAATACCAATGGTACACAGCTGCCTAAACACGCATTAGAAGAAATTTGGCCACACTTTAAGTGGGTTAAAATGTCCTTCAGTATAGACGATATTGGAGACAAATTCGAGTATCAACGGTACGGTGCTAAGTGGGAAGAAGTTAACTATAATATAAATTACCTATGCGACAATAAGTTTCTTAACATGACTACAGAGATATGCAGTACAATAAGCCTATTGAACATAAAGAGTATACCCGATATCTTCGAATGGATACGCTCGATTAACGTTGATCTATGGTACTTGAACCTAATGCATATGCCAAATCATTTTAATATAACCATATTGCCGGACGACTATAAGAAGATTGTAACAGATTTACTAACGAATTATAACTGGGATCATGATGATTTACTTACTGAGATGAATTTTGGACGTGAACCTATTGTTGACAGTAGTGGTATTGAGAGTCGAGGTGGTCATATGGGTAACTTCAAGCGAGTTAAAACGTTAAAGGACGGTAAAGACTATGTTTCGGACATCATGAGTATAGTCGACTATATGAATAACGATTCAGTTGTAGTTACTGACAGTGTCGAAAAAGCAAGGTCTCAATTGCATGATTTAATATACAAAATAGATTACATTAGGAAACAAAAACTTCATGACGTTGATCCAGAATTAGCAGAAGCCATTGGCTATAATGAAGACACTATGCGAATCGCATGGCCGACGCGTGGTGACCCAGGGTCAGTTAAAGCATCATTACCTTCAGACGCTGATCACGATCATGACAGGATTAAATTCTTTAAAGAACATGGTTGGGACAGTGCATTAAAGTTACGGGGTTCAAATGAAGGAATTTGATTCCTCGGCAGAGGAGGGGTCACTTGTCGACGACTTTATTAAACGGCATGCTGGTAAGTACAAAAATTATAAAGATTACCGTGGGAGTGGCAGAGCACAAGTTCACAAACACGCTCGTCGAAACCGTACTTCCCGTCATTTAATTCCTCCAATTGAAGTAGGGTGTCGTGAGCCGAGTCGTACGGTTACAATTGATTACAGTGGTCGATGTTTTGTATGTTCGTGTCCTGCTTGGGTTCCTTACCCGGTAGAAAACATATTAAACTTTAAATCATTTGAAGAGATTTGGGCTGATCCAGTCGCTAAAAAAATACAGGAGTCTACTCGTCCTGGAGGTTCATTTAAGTTTTGTAACACGCTCACGTGTGGGATAGAAGATACCTCAACTTATGAATTTACGTTTGACAAACGTTTTCCTGATGACTCTCCAGTGCGGAATATTAAAGCTGCTGGTCCTGGAGGATATTTTGGGTTTATTACTCCGGAGAATGTTGATTATATAAATTGCTACCAAATTAATATCGCTATTGACGACAGTTGTAACTTACAGTGTGCTACTTGTAGACCTGCTATGATTCACCACAACAATAAAGGTCCGATGTTTGAATATAAAAAGCGTATGATTGAGCACATTTGTAAGTTGTTAGATTCGTTTGATCATCCTGCTGTGATTATGATTGGGGGCGACGGGGAGATATTCTCTTCAAAAGTCTACTCCGACATGATTTATAATTACAAACCAAACCCTCTGCACAGGTTTATTTTAAAAACAAATGGTACTCTCGTGTCGTCTAGGATTAAAGACTCTCAAATCATGAATCAATTGGAGAAGTTTTCTATTAGTATTGACGCGGGCTCTAAGGAAGTGTATGAAAGAGTTCGACGTCCAGGGAAATGGAAGGCGCTTATGGACTCGTTAGACGTGCTGTTCAACTTATCAGCACGTCCAGGAACATTGTCTGTTTATTCTTTTAACTTTGTGCTTCATTATGAAAACATGAACGATTTACCAAATTTTGTAGACCTGTGTCAGAAGTACAATTCGACAGGAACTGTTCAAGCCATTCAAAACTGGGGCACGTACGGATCACATCCATCGCCGCCAGAGTTTCTTAAACAACGAGTTCATGTCAAAGGCTCTGAGCATTACTCCGAGTGGCAAGAGATTGCTCACAAAGTCATGGCGCACCCTTATTACAGCTATATTAGGCTTGAGAACGAGCTTCTTAGTCAATTGTAAGTAGATCTGCTCCGGGAAAACTTTGGGAATGACATGAATCAGTGGTCTTCTGGTTGTAAAAACCATTAAAAAGTGGGGTTCAGGCACCAAGGGCAGAAAGATAATTTAAAACAATGAAACCAAAAGTAAAACCACAATCGCTCTGTCTTGCCCCTTGGATGCATACCTACATTTCACCACAATCAGAAAGACGCTTATGTTGTGCTAGTAGAGAGCCGGCCAGTGCTTTTACACAGTATATCGACACCGATTCGGGTACAGGAACGTATAAACCAGTGACATTGGCCCAACATTGGAACAGTGACCACATGAAAAGAGTACGGTTGGCCCATATGAACGGGGAGATCATACCCGAATGCCAGGTGTGCAATGAGAAACTACTCAATACCGATGTGTACCGGGACTACTTTTGGCACCTATTCAAAGAAAAGTATGATGACATATGGGAAAAAACAGATGATACTGGGTATACTACCATGGAACCAGTCTCTTGGGACTACCGATTTAGTAATTTGTGTAACTTTAAGTGCCGGATGTGTGGTGACATGTTAAGTAGTGCGTGGGAATCGGAAGAAAAAGTTAATGACATGGTTAATTACAGTGACATGTCCAACAATTGGATGCGACCTGATGTAAGAAAAGAGATAAGTGAGTTCCAAAGTAGTGTAGTAGAGAAAGAATTTGCCGATGCAGTGAGTGATCACCGGGTGGAAGAGATATATTGGGTAGGTGGAGAGCCACTAATGTTCGAACAACACTGGTATTACATGAAGAAGATCATCGAACAGGGTGATGGCCCCAATGTTTATGCAAGGTATAACACAAACCTATCAAGAATAGAGTACAAGGGATGTCATTTGTTTAATGACATACTAGAAAACATTCGTGATTGGCAAATTTGTGCGTCAATTGATGGCACAGGTGTCATTGGTGAGTACATTCGGGATGGTCTTGAGTATGACAAGTGGTTGGAATACTACAAGTTGGGTATGACATACGAAAAACATCCAGGACAAATGCGTTTGGACTTTACTTTAACCCTTCCAGGCCTTTACGAAGTAAAAAATATGTTTGACTTGAGTAAAGAATTGGATACTCCACTGTTGGCCAAGGTGACATTTGCATTTACCCCTGACATAATCATGTCTCCTATGTCACTACCCAGGGGAATACTAAATAGTTTTATAGATGAACTGTTGGAGTATTGCCAACCTTACACCTGGAAGCAAAAACCCTTAG